AGCGTGAACCCGCTGCAGGATGTTCATGCCGATATGTTGGAGGTCCGCGCCGGATTTTCCTCTCTTGCCCACCAGATTGCCCGTCGTGGGCAGGATCCGGAAACACTGATTGCCGATTGGGCAACGTTTGCCGGTAAAACCGATGCCCTTGGCCTCGTATTTGACAGCGATCCTCGCCTCGTCAGCAAGGCAGGACTTGCCCAGGCCACGGATCCAACCAACCCGTCCAGCAACGGCGGAAACTAAGGAAACATCATGCCCAAAAAGACGATTGATATTCCGGTCCAGCACCGGGAGGCTTTAGTGCGCGCAGATTCCGTGGATACAAACGCGCGAACGGCGGACATCATCTGGACGACCGGTGCCATTGTCCGCCGCCACAGGTTTTTTGATGATCCTATCGATGAGGAACTGGTGGTCGAGCCATCGGCGGTCAGACTTGATCGCCTGAATACAGGCGCCCCATTTCTCAATTCCCACAATGGCTATTCCCTTGACGCGGTGCTCGGTGTGGTGGTCGACGGCTCCGCCCGGATCGAGGGTGGCCAGGGCGTTGCCACAATCCGGTTTTCTGATCGGCCGGATGTTGAGCCCGTGTTTCGTGACATCGCCAACGGAATAATTCGCAACGTATCGGTCGGATATCGCGTCCACCAATACGACATTCAAAAACGCGACGGTGTGCCGGAACTTTGGCGCGCCGTTGACTGGGAACCTCTTGAAATTTCGGCCGTCGCTATTGGTGCCGATCCGGGAGCGCAGGTGAGGGCCGGAGATGGCCCTGCGAGCGCGACATTTTCTTGTGTTCTGTCCCGGCAGGACGAAACCGGCGATCTCGCCAATTCACAAATCCCGAAAGGATTAAACATGCCTAAGCGCACACAGGCGGCGACCGGTGAAACCACCGATACTGTCCGCACCACAGAGGCGGTAGATACCGCACAAATGCAAACACGCAGCGGAGAGCCTACGGGTCCGGCTATTGAGCCGGTCGCCGCGCCGATTGTGCCAGTTCCGCGTTCTGCACCCCCCGAGCCTGTCTCGGCCGATGCTGCCGTTACCGCCGAACGGACACGCACGACAGACATCATGACATTGTGCCGCCGCCATGGCCTAGAGGATATGGCGGGCGATCTGATCGCGCAGGGTATTTCTCTCGATGCCGCCCGATCGGCAATTCTGGATAAGCTGGCAGCCGCCGATCCATTTGACGGCAATACCTCGGTTCCGGCTCAAGCCCGCAACACAGGGGAGGCTGATGTAGCCTATCGTGATGCAGCTGCTACCGCGATTATCCACCGTGACGATCCTTCGGCCGTGGAGCTGACTGCCGGTGCTCGCGAGTTCCGGGGCTATTCGTTGCTGGAAGTGGCACGCGACGTGCTCGAGCGTGGTGGTTTGAGTACGCGGGGGATGTCCAAGATGGAACTCACCCAAGCGGCCTTCCAAACACGTGGCGGGATGCTGTCCACCAGTGATTTCTCGGCGATCTTGGCTAACGTTGCCAATAAGACCCTGCGCCAAGCATATCAGGCGACGCCGCGGACATTTACGGCCTGGGCGCGTCGTGCAACAATCGGTGACTTCAAGCCGGTTGACCGCGCCCAGATTGCCGGAGCGCCTGATCTGAAGAAAATCCTCCAATCTGGAGCATATACTTATGGTTCGGTAAGCGATGGGAAAGAGACATATAGTCTCGCGACCTATGGCCGGATTGTGGCTATCACCCGACAAACCATCATCAATGATGATTTGAACGCACTGACACGATTGCCCGCGGCGTTCGGCGCAGCAGCCGCAGATCTCGAAAGCGACATTGTTTACGCGATCTTGACCAGTAATCCGAATATGGCGGATGGCAAGGCCCTGTTCGTGGCAGCACACGGCAATCTTGGCACGGCAGCCGCTGTCACCGAAACGGCGCTTGGCGCGGCATACCGGATGTTTGGGTCTCAAAAGGGGCTTGAAGGCCGTCCGATTTCGATCCTGCCGCGTTATGTCATCGCCCCTCCGGGATCCCGCTCGATTGAGGCGATGAAGCAAATCACGGCGACAACACCGGTGGCAACTGCTGATGTGAACCCGTTTGCCGGGCGCTTGCAAGTTATCGAGGAGCCGCGGCTCATTCCGACATCTGGCGCAGATCCTTGGTTCATGGCTGCCGATCCTGCGCGCGTTGACACAATCGAGTTTGCATATCTCGATGGCCAAGAAGGCGTTTACACCGAAACCCGCACGGGCTTTGAGGTGGATGGCGTCGAGATCAAGGCCCGCCACGATTTCGCCGCCAAGGCGATTGACCATCGTGGCCTCTACAAAAACGCGGGCGTCTAAAAAATTCTCTAACGCAGCGGCATGAGGTCGCTGCGTACCAACTTTAATGGAGCAAACTCATGAAAAATTACGATTCTGATGGTGACACGCTTACCATCACTGCTGGAGCCACTACCGTCTCAGGAGATGGTGTCCTCGTTGGGTCCTTGTTCGGGGTCGCGACTGGCGATATTGCCAACGGGGCACAAGGAACAATCCTGCTCACCGGCGTTTTTGATCTGCCAAAGGCACCTTCGCAGGCATGGACGCTTGGAGCCAAAATCTACTGGGATGCCACCAATAAGCGCTGCACAAATGTAGCGACCGGCAACACCCTGATTGGTGCCGCAATGTTGGTTGTTGGCAATACGGCGGGTGAAATCATCGGGCGGGTTCGTCTGAACGAGGCGGTCGTCTAATTGTGACTATCGAACAAAATTCCCTGACCATGATGTTTTCAAATCCCGTCATGGCCAGGGATGCTATCTGGTTTGTTGCGGGTACCGGGCCCGGCACGCCTGTTCGTGTGATTGAAAAATCTCCAGATAATATTACGGACTATGGCGCAGGACGTATCTGGTCGCCCACGTTGACTATAGATGTGCTTGCAACCAGCACTCCAAATCTCGCCGCCGGAGATATAATCCAGCTAGGTGCTATTTCTTACAACGTGCAGGGAGAACCAAGACGGGACCGGAATGGCTTAATCCTGACAGCGGAATTGGTGCCAGCATGAAGCTTAAGATGGATGTGTCTCCCGACTTGGTCGGAATGTTTGACGCAGAAGTCAAAGCGGGCGAACGTGCGGTAAAAACCGCCATGCAGTCTGCTGGCGCGGAGCTAAAACAAGCTTGGCGCATGCAAATAACTACTGCCGGGTTGGGCCGCCGGTTGCCACGCACTATTCGCAACAAGACGTTTCCAGAGCGCAGCGACAGCATCGATGCTGCAGCGCTGGTATGGTCTAAGGCCCCTGAAATTATCAATGCTCATGATCGAGGAATATTAATCCGCTCAAAAAATGGGTTTTATCTGGCGATTCCTACCCCCGCTGCTGGCAAAGGCCGAGGTGGGTCGCGCCTCACACCAGGTGAGTGGGAACAACGCCGCGGAATGAAGCTGCGGTTCATCTATCGCCGCAAGGGTCCCAGCCTGTTGGTTGCTGAAAAGGCGCGGATTAATACGCGCGGTACCGCTGTTGCCTCTCGATCGAAAACTGGTCGAGGGCAGGTTAGCGCGCCGATTTTCATTCTGGTGCCGCAGGTAAAGTTGCGCAAACGGCTGGATCTGGCGCGGGATGCCGATCGGGTTGCGCGCTCGGTGCCCGGCTTGATTGTCGAGAAGTGGAGAAATTAACGTGAGTACCACCCGCGAAAATATCCTGCTGGCGTTGCTGGCGGCGCTGCAAAACGTGGCGGGCCCCACTGTTCGCCGCGAAGAGGTGCTGGGCGAGAGGGTGCCCACCGGGGGTCTTGTCACTCTTTGGGATGGCGACCCCGGTGAGCCGGAAATTACGATGTCACCACTGCAATATCATTACGAGCACAAGGCCGAGATCGAGGTGATTGTTCAGGCCGCAAAATCTACCGATCGCGCGCTTGCATTTGATGCTCTGATTGCATCGGTTGGCACGATTATAGCCGCCGACACCACGCTTGGAGGCCTTTGCGATTGGGTTGAGGCATCCGCACCAAAGCCCATCGATCTTCCCGTGATCGGCGGGGAGACCATGAAGGCAGCTTCTATTCCGGTCACCCTAATTTATTCCAGTGCAGATCCCCTGGTCTGACCAAAAATCCTGAAAGGAAAACATTATGGCACGTGCACAAGGCGCGCGGTCGCAGCTCGCGGCTGCGTTTGAGACAACCTATGGCACCGCCCCTGCAACGGGGTTCATGAAAATGCCGTTCGCTACCGCTTCGTTGGGAGCTGAACAGCCCCTGCTGGAATCCGAGCTGCTCGGTTATGGTCGCGATCCGCTGGCTCCAATCAAAGATGCAGTGACGGCGGATGGTGACATCAAGGTACCGATCGATGCGGAAGCCTTCGGGTTTTGGCTGAAGGCGGCTTTTGGTGCGCCGGTTACCACAGGCACCACCACCAAGACGCATACGTTCAAATCTGGCGGATTTACGCTGCCAAGCATGGCGATTGAGGTGGCAATGCCGGAGATCCCGCGCTTTGCCATGTATACCGGCTGCGTGGCAGATCAACTGAGTTGGCAGATGCAGCGCTCCGGCCTGTTGACGGCGGACACCAAACTGATTGCCCAAGGTGAGAATGTGGTGTCCACAACGGCTGCAGGCACCCCGACTGCTTATGCCTTGCAACGCTTTGGCCATTTCAATGGCGCGATCAAACGGGGAGGCACGGCGCTTGGCAATATTGTCTCGGCCGACATCACCTATGCCAATAATCTTGATCGGATCGAAACCATCCGCGCTGACGGACGCATCGATGGCGCGGATCCTTCGGTTGCGGCGATGACCGGCAAGATTGATGTGCGGTTTGCCGACACCACCTTGATGGATCAGGCGCTGAATGGCACCTCGGCATCGTTGGAGTTTTCCTATGTGATTTCGGCCAACGTCAGTCTGACGATCACAGCACACGAGGTTTACCTGCCCCGCCCACGTGCTGAAATTTCGGGGCCACAGGGCATTCAGGTCAGCTTTGACTGGCAGGCAGCCTTTAACGCGGCAGCCGGGCAGATGTGCACGGTTGTCCTCAAAAATACGATT